GCAGCACGCGCCTTGTTAATAGCGTCAGTCGCTAATTTGAGAGCGATCTCACGGAGCTTCATGGCACCGTTGTTGAGAGTGTTGTTCGCGGGCTGGTTATTATTAGCCATGGTCGTAATATACTAATTAGTAATATTATTTTTTCAAAGCACGTTTTTTCAGTGTGTTCTTCAATTCAGCCATGAGTTTTGCGCGACTAGAATTTACGATCGGTTTCCTGAGTGGAGGAGGTGGTGGTGGTGGAGGGGGTGGAGCACCTGGGCGAGTTGTAGTTTGAGGACTATTTACAATTATAGTCTTACAAATACGAATTACGTGTTGAGCATTTTTTACACTATTTTCCAAATTTAACCTGAGTTTCGCGCGAATTTCTTTACCTGTCAGTTTTACACGTTTTCCCCGAACATCTTTCGTCACGCGTAGACCCATTTTCTTAGCCTTCTCTTTCAGCTCTTTATACTGCATATACTTTATATCAATATTTAATGTTTTGTTCTCCTGATATCTATACATTAAAGATCATACACGTGTGTCAAATATGATGAGTGATGTGATTGAAATGAAAATTATGATCACTAAAGTGCTCCTTCCTAGAATACGACAATTAGAACAAGAGGTTTCATCTTTGAGAAAACATACATGGCCGTATGTACAAGCTCGGAAAGAACATCACGAACTTGATGACATGGAAGCGAAAATGAATTTTTTTAAACATCTTGATGATGCCACAATCAAAGAGCTTATAATTATTAAATCAAGTCTCCGTGTAGGTTCCAATCTTCAGCATAGAGAATATGATATAATTACAACCCAAAATTTGAGAAATAATTTCTGTTAATATTATAAATAACCATGTCTCGAAAACAAGCTTTACCTTTAGCTTCTTCGACGTCTTCCACTTTGGTAATAAATATCATTGTTATGATGTATCTCTCTAGTATGCAAGAACAAACATCATTAATCACGGCTGCTATGGTGTGTTGTGGGTGCTCAACATTTTCCGCTGCGTTAAGATTTGTTCAGCAAATGCTATATGGATTGGTGGGTATTAAAACTTATTAATTTCTCAGTATATAGTAATTATAGAATTATGGGTTCAGCACTATCTTCACTTTGGTTTTTTATAAGTCCCATTCCAGATATATCATCAAAAGGTAAACCTAAACCTATTTCAGCCGGAATTATGTTATGTAGTTTTATTTGCTCTCTTGTGATGCTTCGCATGGGATATACATTTTACTCACTTCATCCAGGATTCCCTATACCATTTCCACCGTCATTTTTCCCGGCTATGTTGCTATTATGTTGCTGTTCATGTTGTTCGAGCAGTAAACTAGCTGGGCAGGGGCGAAAATTCGCTAAAGTTTAAAAGAAGTTATCAGTACGATACATCTTTACACTAAATGAACCAGTCTTACCAGTAACTGAGACTGTTTCATTTCCATAAAGTTCTTGACACCCTACATCTTCCATACAATCGCGAGCGTTGTGACTCACTGGAATTGGGTAAATTTGCTGACCAGGGGTTGTGGTATAATAGTGATATCTGTCACGTCGCCCTGGAACTTCCTTTCCGTATAATGGCATAGTCACATCACCACTTCCTGTGATAAGTCCCATTTGCTGCATCTGCCCAGGTTTGTATTTTTTTATTGGGGGACCTCTATATTCGGGGTCACGACGCACGGCTGTTGGTCGAGGTGACATTGGTAGTTCATTTCTAGTCTCAACTTTCACAATACGGGGATTGTACCACATATATACCAGTGCCAATACCGCCACAATTAATACACTCGAAAGTACATGTGTTTTTATCTTACTCTTCATTTACTATAGTTAAGGAAAATCTTTTACATAAAGATATGAAGGTACTGGCCATAGATATTGGATATCATAATATGGGATTAGTATTAGCTGAGTCTTTAAGTGGTCCTAAAATCACGGTAGAATACGTAAAGAAAGCTAGTTTAGGAGACTATAAGTATATAAAGTCAAATGATTTCGTAGACTTAATTCCTTTATTTGTAGACGATCATATAGAACTTTTCAATAAAGCTGATAAAATACTTATTGAAAGGCAACCACCGGGTGGATTTCAAAATATAGAAATTTTATTACATTACATGTTCAAAGATAAGGTTACATTAGTTTCACCTGTGAGCATGCATGTTCATTTTGGTATGAGACATCTTAATTATGACGAACGCAAAGAGAGGACTGTATGTATAGCGGAAAAGTATATTAGTAACAACATGATGGATCAATATGAAAGGAAACATGATATAGCTGATGCGTTATGTATGATTGTATATGACAATTTTAGATCATGTGTTCATTTATTCGATAAATTTAAATTTGTTGGTTTACAATAAATGCCTAGCGTAAAACAAATTCAGGATGCGCGTAAAAAATTGAAAGTTACACCCAGATCTAAAGGTAATTCACCCAAAATACCATCTGCGGCTCTTCTTCGTATCATTAATGCTGACCCCAAGATAAAGCGTAACAAGGAATTTATGAAACGTGTTCAAGAACTAATCAAACGGAGTTAAACCGTGGGTGCGGTAATTTTGTTACCTCTCCAAACCTTGAAACTATCTTTGATGATGTTATCAAAGTGACCCAATCTATATTGAACAAAACCCCATAGAACGAAGAACACTGTTTTTGTAAGATGATTGATCTCATTCTCTTCCATCTTATAAATTGGTCCGACGACACGACCCATGAATGTTTCTTCTTTCTTCTGTCCTGTTAAAGCCATTTCAGCTTGGGTCAATGCACATGTATCGTCATTGACTGACCAATGGTAAAAAATGAATGGGATGAGAATCGAATAAAATTCTAGACTTCGACGATCATTTGTAAAGGGTACTACAATAATTCCAATCAAAAAAATAAAATGGATGAGAAATATTATATTCATCTACTATAACATGTCCGAAGATATTAATATGGAAGAAATGTGGAACGAATATCACGAAAATGTGCTACGCCAATGGGGTGAAGCATCAGCGTGTTATCGGTACATGCATCATCGCGCTTTTCTAACTTATAAAAAATTAAGTCTACGTTTTAGTTTGCCTGTAATTGTACTTTCGACAATCACGGGTACGGCAAATTTTGCTCAAAGTTCGTTCCCAGTAAGTATACAGGGTGGAGTACCCGCCGTTATTGGTGGTATGAACCTCATAGCTGGTCTCATCGCAACAATCATGCAATTCCTAAAAATAAATGAACTCATGGAAAACCACAGGACATCTGCACTGGGACATGGTGGACTTTCTAGAAACATTCGCCTCCAGTTAGCCCTTCCCCGTATTGAGCGTAGTAAGGAGGGTCTCATGTTTGTGAACGAATGTAAATCAATATACGAAAGTCTGTTGGAACAGTCCCCCCCAATCCCCAAAGAAATATTGAAAACATTTGAGAAAGACTATCCAATAGAAGGTGTATTTACGAAACCAGAGATATTGAATGTCCGTCCTATCCCACTGTTAAAAATGCCAAAAACTATAGAACCTATCCGAGCTATAACAAAAAATACACCATTCGAGAAAGTTGGTGAGTATTTGGCACCTCCTATTGAAGAGGAAGAGGAAGAGGAAGAGGAAGAGTTCATGGAAGAGGAAGAGGGTGGAGAAGTGGAAGAAGAGACGGACGTCGAACAAGGTACACCAAAAGAATAAACATCGCGACATTGGTAAGAATTGAACATATCACAAATGGTAGAATTTTCCTTCTTAAAGGTTCTACGATACGTTTATGTAGTGCGTCATTTTGAAGCACCAAATCTATGGCCTGATTAGTAAGATCATCAATGGATTCCTTCATTAAAATAGTAGAGCAAAAAAAATCCCCCGTTGTAACGACGATACATACAAAACAAATTGAACTCATTCGGCGTTATATAAGTGAAGGTAAAAACGTGTTTATATGTGGCCCGATTGGTGTTGGTAAAACATTTATTCTTGATACTGTTCTCGAAGGTACAAACAATATCGAATTGTTACCACATCATTTAAAACGGGATTCTCACTTTTTACCGTTTATCAAACCTTCTAAAAAACATGTATATATCGATAACTATGATACTACATTCAAATCTATTATTGAGCAGGTTTCAGATGGAAACAAACTTACACGCGGGTGTTTACTTGTTACGACGACAACTATGTGTATGTTTCCAAATTTTGAAACCGTAATGGTACCGCGACATAGTCCAAATGTTCTAATGACACTCGTCGATGATCGCGGAAATGATACTTATATGGCTGCCCTTCGATCAGAAGGAAATATTAGAAATTTTTTCACCTATATGGAAGGATATAGTGATATAGACAATTTTAAGACCCCTAAAGAGTTTATAAATGATGTACTAAGTGACCCAAATCCTATTGAAATTCGTGATAGTATCCCTGAACATGGGCATATGTGGGACATCTTCCAGGAGAATTACATAGATTCTAAAGGTGTGGATGTTCTTTCATGTACAGACTCGTTCTCATTCGCTGACGTGTTTGATACTCATATTTATCAGATGGGTAATTGGCAACTCATGCCTTACTTTGTATTGTTCGCCTTGACGATACCAAAGTCGGTACTCGGTGAACCACTTGATAGAAATAAGATACGCCCAGGAAGTTGTTGGACGAAATTAGGAAATTATAAAATGAGAAAACAGAAGTTTTCTGAAATTCGTAAAAAATCTAGGATGGGTCTAGGTATAGAAGAATTGTGCCTATTAAAGAAATATGCGGAAAGTGGAGACTTGGAACCACTGCTTGAGTATAAAATTACACCTCAAGATTTTGATGTTATCAATCATCTCGCTGTCGGAAATGGCTTAAAATCGAAGGACGTAACAAGAGTAAAGAAAGCATTGAAGAATGCCTACGACAGAAGATGATCCGAAAGAACTAATCGAAGAGAACCAATCTGTAAAGGTCGTCGGAAATGAAATATTATTTTACGGAGACATTGATAGGGACAACGCACTCGAATTTGTTTTACAGTTTAAGAAGCTTGAAATTGAGCTATTGAAAAAAAAGGCTGAACTTGTTGGCTACGAACCACAAATTCGCATATCTATCATGAGTGACGGTGGAGACATATTCTCTGGTCTAAACATGATGAATGTACTCGAGCGCTCTAGGGTCAAGGTTGTCACCATCGCTCAAGGTTCTTGTTGTAGTGCGGCTACATTTGTATTCTTGGGTGGTTCAGAACGTCGCATAGGGAAGAATGCATACCTTCTGATTCACCAGCTTACTACTGAGTTTTGGGGTAATTTCCAGGATCTTCGCAATGAGATGAAGACCTCCGCAAAGTTTATGAAAATGCTCAAGAAAATGTACATGTCAAAGACTGACATTCCCGAGAAGAAGTTTAAACGACTCATGAAGAAGGATATTTACCTATCCCCTGATAAGTGTATCAAGTATAAGATCGCACACGTTGTTGACTAATCGATACAGATCGTTTGTATAAACCTAAACCACATAACACTATAAAAATAAGACAAAATGTATTTGCATTTAATGGCAAAAATGTACTTTCAGGAGGCCTGAGTCGCTCCATTCTACCATAATTTACAACTGGTATTTCTGGCATCTAATTAAAGTTGAGAAATTATTTATTGAGTTATATAAATCTTTTGATGGACATAATTACAGAAACGAAGCGTATCACACCCGCAAGTAACTCCGTTTCTACCATCATGTTACATATATTATGGATATGATCATATGATAGTATTGGAT